GTCTTAGATCGGATATTTAGCAAAAATATGGGAAAGTCCGGAGCGATGAAATCGCGTAGGTTTATCCCATGCGCCCTCCCCTATTGAAACTCTGATAACGTGACGCCCATCGGATTCGAACCGCCCACCCTCACCGTTCACAAAATCACCCCTCGCATAACAAATATCTAACCGTAAGATATTCTTCCCCTCGCAGCCCTCGCTTAGTACGCCTGGTATTATCGACTTGAGACTTGGTGAAATCCTGGTGAAATCCTGGTAGAAGTGGATATAAAGGAGCAAGGTCCACAGGGCGTTTAATATTACTACGCCCAGTGGACCAGTAGACCACCACCTATGGAACCCCTCCCCACCATTGAAGAAGAGCCAGCCTACCCTGGAAGCGACGTCGAACAAGAGGAACTCTTGTGTAGAGAGGAGCCGCTGTCCCCTATGGAAGCTTTACCAGCCCCTGGGAAGCCCAAGAAGTTTCGGATGCAGGGGAAAAACTTTATATTGACCTATCCCCAGTGTGCTGAAAAGAAGGAAGTAGCCGCCGAAAGGATTGAACAGAAGTTCAAAGACCTTCTCAAAGGCTATGTTGTGTGTGAAGAGGCCCATAAAGACGGGACTCCTCATTTACACGTTTTTCTCCAATTCAAGGAGAAACTTAGACACTCTGATAAAAATTATTTTGATTTTATCGGAGGAAAGCACGGCAGTTATGAGGTAGCTAGAAGTGTTCGTGGTAGTGTTGAGTATGTAACTAAAGGAGGCAATTATGTAGCAAAAGGAGTGGATGTGGACGCAATTAAAAAGAAAAAAGCACCCCTTAGCACATCGGTTGCGGAAAGTATCCTCGCGGGAAAGACATTGGCTGAAATCAATGCCGAAAACCCCGGATACGTTATGATTAATAAGCGGAAGATAGAGGAGTATGAGAGTTGGGTACGGTGTGAACAAAGTAAGAAACAAAAGGTTACTTGGATTCCTCCTTCTCTTGATGGATTGACTGATGCAAATCTTCAGATTGCGAAGTGGATATGCTCGAATATTCGTCAGAATCGTCCATTCAAGGCCCCACAGTTATATATCCATGGCCCCAGGAATCTTGGGAAGACTTCACTCGTAGAGTGGCTAGAGAAATCTCTGTCTGTGTACCATATGCCAACCACGGAAGAGTTCTACGACCATTACTCGGACGACTACGACCTAGTAGTTATAGACGAGTTCAAAGGACAGAAAACGATTCAGTTTCTGAATCAATTTTTGCAAGGATCCAATATGCCGATTCGCAAGAAAGGCTCACAAGGGATGAAATCGAAGAATCTACCGGTAGTAATTTTGAGCAATTATGCTCTCTCGGAATGCTATATTAAAGCTGCTAATGATGGAAGACTTAACACATTAGAATGTCGATTAGAGATTGTTGAGATTGATTCATTTATTGATTTTTACAAGGATAGAACATCAATGATTTAACAGTCAGTATAACGGATACGATGATAGTGATCAGATACGACAGTATTGTTTACATTGGCTATTTCAACCAAATAAATTGCACCTGTTGCGATGTTTGCATTTGTAGCGTTAACACCGGAGTATGTAGTTGTCATACCCATTTTACGATATTTTTCTATTACTTTTGGCATTGGAGAACCTGCTGTTAATGCTCCAGCTGTATATGCTGTTGCTCCTATAGTTACTTTGAATTCTAATAAGATTTTAAATCTTTCTCTGTTGTTTAAGTTCATAGGAGAGTCCCATGCTGCTGACTGTAAGATATCTGATACTGCTGGAGGAGCTGCTGCTGAGTTTGATTGAGCATCATAAACAACTAAAATTCTAACTATTGTCCCTACAGGTGATGATGTTGTGGAAGATGGATAGTATCCAAATCTTCCAAAGTAGCTAGTGTTTGTGACTTGTCTTCCTACACGTTCATTTATTCCTGCTCCTGATGCTATAGCATTGAGGAGTGTAACTAATCCCGAAGCTGATACAGCGGAAGGATTATCATCAGTGTCGATATATTTTAGTTCTCCTCGTCCTCCTTTTCCATATGATCCGTACCATCCCCTTGTTGCGAGAGGTGCTCTAGTATATCCACCCACTCTTCTTCTAAGGAGTTGAGCCGCCTTGTTAACGATTCTACGGCTTCTTGAGTACCTCGCAGAAGAACCATATAACGATCCGTAAGGTCGACGGTAGGCAATTGTTCTGACGTATCCTCTTCCCATAACTTTGATTGAGTTCTTTTAAGTGTTGCTCTCTTTTTTGGTGTTTTTGGAGTACTAACCGGAGTTGGAGGTTCTTGCATTATAAGCAAGTATACTAACAAATCAGAGTGATTTAAAGTATGGTTGTCCAATAGAAATTAAATATTTAATTCAAAGAAATGCTTCTAAGAAAAAGAAGGTCAAGAGCAAATCGACGAAATGATTTAGCTGACAGGATTCGAACCGGTTACAGTATGTTACATGACAGAACTTTTACCATTACGCCAACCCGCCCTTAGGCTTAGCTCGCAATGTAGGCGTTCGCGTAGCTGGGTGTCCAGCCGCAGGCTGTACCCAGCGTAGCCGATAAGCCGCACTCAGATCTCCCTACTTGTCTCTCAGATTCTCGGGTCTTAGATCGGATATTTAGCAAAAATATGGGAAAGTCCGGAGCGATGAAATCGCGTAGGTTTATCCCATGCGCCCTCCCCTATTGAAACTCTGATAACGTGACGCCCATCGGATTCGAAC